TGTATTTTAGACTCAGAACAAATGTATTTGATTCTTTTCAAATCTTCTTTTTTAATGTAAATGTTAATATCTTTAGTTTGGAGATATTGTATTTTTACAATCTTGCTTTCTGTTGCATATGAAAGTGACTTCCAATCTGCATCATACACACTCAATTCATAATATTCTATCTCTTTTCTTTTATTAAAGAGTTGCATCTTTGTTTGTACAACACCCTCAACAAATGATAATTCAAACGTTGGATACGTTGGAAGGAATTGATGAGCATTTACCTGCCCAGCAAGTCCAATTAATAATATAAAAGCATAACGAAACATATAATTTTATATCGCAATACACTCTGCGTTTACGATAGCCTTATATGTTCCAGCTGGAAATGCTTTATTGTAGCCATGTTCCGCTTTAGATTCTGCTTTAAACCAAACTGTTCCAGGTACACTTAAAGTGATTTCAGTGGTGTTGTTATAAACAGTTTTGTTTGTGGAATATGCAGACATAGCGGCATCTGTTACTCTACTTACGTCCACAGAACCAGTCCATCTAACAGTATCTGTTAATACTGGTGAAGATGAAAAAGCATTAGGTACTGTGATAACCGCTTTATAGAAACCAGATTGTAGTACATCATATCTGATAATTGGTTGAACGCCACCATCTATTGTTGCTGTGCTTAAAACACCTGGTGACGGGTTACCGAAAACACCAGCGGTTTCTGTATAAATTACGCATCTAGGTGTGATAGTGCCCGTAATTATAGCACTTTCAGTCATTCCTATTACTGGAGCCATTGCTAAACCGATTGCTATGATTTTTTTTATCATATTTTTCCCTTTTTGTTTTACTTATTATACTGACTATCTACCATCGTATTATGCATTCTCTCTTGAGCCAATCCCAAACCTCTTGCACGCCTGTTGTCAGGTAAATATTTTTCAGGATATTTTAATACATCATTATATACACCACCTGGCATCGCCACTGTATACATGTTATAACCGGGTATGTTATTCATCATTTCAAATTCTAAAAGTCGTTGAGCATCCTTTTCACTTATTAAAGAATTCTTAATTACTTTCTTAACAATTTCTTCTTTCTTCTTCTTTTCACTCATTTCAAATTGAACTTGCTTTTCAACTTCTTTATATACTTTATCCGCTAAAGTCTTCTTTATCATATCATCATCTGTTGGATCAATAACTTCTTTGGTTACAGGAGGTACATATCCAGGACACTTTGGATCGGTTTTAGTATTTGCACAAGTATCATACGTATATTTATATTTTACCGATGCGTTTTTAACCTCACCATTACCCTCCACACTTATCTCCCCTGGTCCCCAATACGTACCAGGTATATTGGCAACTGGAACCAACTTTGTTATACTATTTCCTCTCAGTCCAGACCAATCATCAGAACTTCTAAAGATATATGAATTGTTACGTGTGTCCTTGTTCTGCACATTCACTATCATATTGTCACTTTGTTTTTTCACAACAGTGTATTCATATGAAACCGCATTGACTTTTAAACCAGTGTACTGTGGTATAATATTCGTCATAGTCCAATTTAAGGCATTAATAGCCGCATTTGGACTTATATCGTTTACTATTTCAGAGTAAGAGTAGGAGCAATAAAGTAAGGATGCCACCAATGCCAAACATTGTCTTAGTTTCATTGCTCATTTCTCCTGATTTATTTTCTGTTCCAGGTTGTCTATCCGCATTTGTTTTCCAGAGCGCTTTAGCTTCTGCTCCAATCAGACCATCATATGGACAAGGAGTACCGGCCATCATCATAGCATCAAATACCCGTTTATCTTGACATAGAGTGGATACAGCCGCAATCTTCATACCCATGTCATATAATGTTTTGGATAGCTTAAGTCTTTCGCAGTTCATATCCCGTATGGTTGAACCTGCTGAAATACCGAGAATCTGTGTTTGAACTGCTCCCGCTACACCAACTGTACATAAATCGGTGTTCGAGTTGTTCATGGCTGGAATAATAGCCGATGAAGGTGGGGACTTTAGAGTCGTTGTCGAGTCTATCGTACTTTTGGTGGTGGAATCAGTGGTTATGGTCTGTGCATTTACGATACCAAGATATATAAATGATAAAACAATCAACACAAATTTTTTCATTTGTACCTCAATTCTGTTGTTTTCTTAAGCGAAATATGATAAAATACTAATAACTCCCTATATTTATGAATAAAGGCTTTTTTATGCTACCAAACCTTATGATTTTCGATAACTTCTATTCTAATGCTAAAGGAGTCAGGGATTACGCACTATCTTTACCGTTTTCTATTACTGGCAACTATCCAGGTGTCAGAACAGATATAATGCGTGGAGAGCATAACACTAATGCCAAAACAATGTTTGAGGACATTTTACGTAAGAAAATCACTTGGTGGCCAGAAGAATACAATACAGCTTTTCAATACACAACGGCTAATGATAAAACATGGATTCACCATGATCCTACAAATTGGGCCGCAGTTCTTTATTTGACACCAGATGCACCATTAGAATCTGGAACGGCAATTTACCGGAACAAAGAAACGAAAATTTCGATGTATGATCCTAGAGATTCAACAACAGATTACAATAACAACACCGAAGAAATATCCGATTTAGAACGTTGGGAACCAATTGTTCAGGTATCTAACATCTTTAACAGATTGGTAATGTACCGTGGTGAATATTACCACAGAAGTATGTTGCCAGGCTTTGGTGATTCGTTGTATAATGGACGATTGTTCCAAACATTCTTTTTCAACACAGAGGTATAATTATGAATATTCAGGGTATTAAATTGGTGACAGGCGAAGAAGTTATCGCCGATATTTCGGTTACACAACAAGGTCAACTACAGTTAAAAAATCCAGTACAACTGCGTATGGTACCACCAAAAGTTGCTGGCGCTCCACCTCAGATGGGTTTCGTACCATTTCCAGCATTCTCACAACAAAAGGAAGGTGAAGTAATTCTTGTGGAACCCTTACATGTAGTGTATAATTATACTCCTGCGACAGATATTTCAGACAACTACAATCAAATGTTCGGTTCTGGTATCATCACTCCTCCAACTCAAATCATCACAGGTTAATGTCTCTTTTCTACACAAACGTACAATCTGTTGGTAGCAACATTCTTTACCGTGGTATCACTGACGGTAAACGAACCAAAATCAAGATTCCATATCAGCCAACGCTATATGAAAAGTCCAGCAAGGTTACTAATTACACATCACTAGATGGTGTGTATCTTCAACCACATAAATTTGGCACGATGCGTGAAGCACGTGATTACCTGCGCCAGTTCGAAGGTGTTTCAGGTAAAACCATCTATGGTCAAAATCGTTTTGAATATGCCTTCATCGGTGAACAACACAAAGAAATGATTGATTGGGACTTTGATAAAGTCTCTATTGCAATTGTCGATATTGAGGTTGGTTCAGAGAACGGCTTCCCTGATCCATATCTTGCCAATGAACCAGTTACTGCTATTGCTCTCCGATTTATCGGTGGGCATATGTTCGTTTTCGGATGCGGTGATTATGAAGTCAAAGGCCAAGAACGATACATGAAGTGCAAAGACGAATATCACTTGCTCAAGTTCTTCCTGAAACTCTGGCAAGAGAAATGTCCAGATGCATTGACTGGCTGGAACACCAAGTTCTTTGACGTACCATATCTTGTGAATCGTATGCGTAAAGTTCTTGGTGAAGACGAAGCTAAGAAGCTATCTCCGTGGAACATCATCTCTGAACGCCAAGCATTTGTTATGAACCGTAAAATGACGGTGTATGAACTTGTTGGTGTCGGCGACCTCGACTATCTTGAACTGTACAAATGGTATTCACCAAACGGCAAATCACAAGAATCCTATCGTTTGGATGCAATCGCACAATTCGAACTTGGTGAAGGTAAAATTTCATATGAAGAATATGAGAACCTGCACCAGCTTTATCGTTTGAATTACCAACTGTTTATCGAATACAACATCAAAGACGTTGATTTGATTCTCAAACTTGAAGACAAACTGAAGTTGTTGGAACTTGCACTCACTCTGGCATATGACACAAAGACTAACTATGACGATGTGTTTGCACAGACCCGTATGTGGGATGCTCTGACATACAATCACTTGATGAACCAGAACATCGTGGTTCCTCCACGTGTTATCAAAGATAAAGATGCCGCTTTCGAAGGTGCATATGTGAAAGAGCCACAAGTTGGTCTACACAATTGGGTTGCATCATTTGACTTGAACTCTCTGTATCCACACTTGATGATGCAGTACAACATTTCACCTGAAACTCTCATTGAACCTGCAAACTACACACAGGAGATGCGTGACATTCTTTCACAAGGTGTTTCTGTTGACAAACTCTTGAAAAAAGGTGTCGAACTTTCCAGTTTGGAAAATGCTACACTCACGCCGAACGGTCAATTCTTCCGGACGGACATTCAAGGTTTTCTTCCTAAGATGATGGAAGAAATGTATGAAGACCGTAAAAAGTTCAAGAAGATGATGATTCAGGCAAAGAAAGACTATGAGGCTGAAAAAGATGATACTAAAAAATACGAAATTGAAAAACGTATTGCTAGATACAACAACCTACAACTCGCTAAGAAAGTCTCTCTCAATTCTGCTTATGGCGCTTTGGGTTCTCAGTATTTTAGATTTTATGACCTACGGATGGCTTTGGGTGTCACTACTGCTGGCCAGCTTTCTATTCGTTGGATTGAACAGAAGATTAATTCGTACATGAATAGTTTGTTGAAGACCGATAAAGATTATGTTATTGCGTCTGATACAGATTCAATTTATCTCCGTCTCGGTGAATTGGTTGACAAGTTTATTAAAAACACTTCTGATAAGAATAAAGTCATTTCTTTTATGGATAAAATCTGTGAAGAAAAGATTCAACCATTCATCGACAAATCTTATGGTGAATTGGCAGACTATGTTCACGCTTATGACCAAAAGATGCAAATGAAACGTGAAGCACTTGCAGACAAGGGTATCTGGACTGCAAAGAAACGATACATCATGCACGTGTATAACAATGAAGGCGTTCAGTATACCGAACCAGATATGAAAGTCATGGGTCTTGAAATGATTAAGTCCTCCACGCCTGCACCTGTGCGTGAGAAGATGAAACAAGCACTTCAGATTATGATGAAAGGTACCGAATCTGACATGCACAAATTCATCGATACTTTCCGAACTGAATTCAAAAAGTTGAATGTGGAAGATATTTCTTTTCCACGTGGTATCAATGGTTTGAAAGAGTATGGAAACAAGACTACCATATATTCAAAAGGTACACCAATCCACGTGAGAGGTGCCTTGCTATATAATAAGTACCTTGAAGAAAAAGGTCTATCAAAGAAGTATCCGTTGATTCAAGAAGGTGAAAAGATTAAATTCACTTATCTAAAAACACCAAACACATTCAAAGAAAATGTAGTTTCATTCCCAGGAAGA